GTTCTTGTCATTAACGGTCTCGTAAAAGGTGGCAGGGAACACATTACACTCTGTGAGTTGTATATGATTCTAGGTGCTGATACTGAAGCGCAGAAAACTGGTGTTCGCTGGGGTGTTCGTACAGCAAAAGAGTCTGGGGTTATTATCTCGACTGAGCGGCGGGGAGTCTATGAGGTCCGCTGATAAAACTGTCCACTAATCTCCCACAGACCACCAATTCCCTGTATATTAACAGAGTCAAACAAATGACACCAATGGATTCTTATTTGAGCGAACAACAAGTCGAAGAACTTGTAAACTTTGATTATGTTGAACAAGATCTTGCTGATCTAATTGAAGATCAACCAGAGTTCAACATGAATGAATATCTCAACGGAAACTACGATTACTGATTCAATGTACGAAGAACACATTCCTAACGTGCTCCCCTATCTGAAAGAACTTAAAGAAACTTTTCGTCGCCAAGATTTTAAGTTCACTAAGCAACAGCAAGAAGAATACGATCTTTTGCTCACCACTCGTCGTGCCCGTGTCAAACAATTTCATGAAAAAGGTTTGGTTTCTAAGGGTGGATTGAGACCAAGGGAAGAACAACAAGAAGAAGGATGATATAATATAAACACCGGGGTTTCCACTACTCTGACTTAGAAGCAGAGACCATGAAGTGGTGTAAAAGATTAAGTCAAGTTGATGCAACACCCATTCCAATCTCCTACTATTCTAAATAGTAGGAGATTTTTTTTGTAGATAGAATGAAGACGTTCGTACAATTTACAGAAGATATTACACAGAGAAGATTAGAACTTACAACTGAAGTTTATGACAAAGATGTCATGGGCTCTTCACAAATTCGTAGAACTGGTGAAGGCGGACGTGTAGGTGCTGATAGAAGAAAGACCGAACCAGAACGCCGCAGAATGAAAGCAGTTGGCGGTGGTAAAATGGTTCCAGCAGCACCATATAAAGACCGCAAAGATATTGGAACACAAAGACAAAAAAGCACACGCGAACAACAACCAACACAGGCAAGAGGTAGTGCTGCTGATGCACAGAAAGCAGCAGCAAAAGAAGAGAGAAGGAAAGCAGCACTGGCAAGAGCAGCAGCAAGAAAGTCTGGCGGTGAGGTGAAGAAAGACACCAGATCTTCAAAAGAAAAAGAATCTGCAGCAACAAAGTTATTGTCGAAGAAGTCAACTACCGCTCAGAAACAACCATCAACACCATCAACACCACGTCGTAATTGGAAAACTGACAGCGGTGGTGGAATGACAAGAAAAGAACGTGATTCTGCTAGAAATAAAGAAAAAGGTGCTGCATTGAAAGCAAGAAAAGCAGAACTGATTAAAAACTTCACTGAAAAGAATGGTCGCCCACCTAAGGGTGTAGAACGCACAAAACTTCTGGGACTTGCACATAAAACAGTAAAAGCAGGCGTCTAAAAGTTACTCACCTTGAAAGTGTGTCCATAGTATAAGCATCACCAGCACCCTTTACAAGCGTCTGTAAGGGTGCTATTATTGTCTTTAGGTATCAACCCACTGTGACCCCATTGATTACACTTCGTCCGCATCAGATTCGCATCCTTGATCGTATGCGGAACTACAACAAAGGTCAGATCATTGTTCCTACTGGTGGTGGCAAAACAATGTGCATGATTCAAGATACTGCACATTCGCAACAATCTAAGTGTGGTGTGACTACTGTTGTTGTTGCTCCTCGTATTCTCCTTGCAGAACAACTTTGCAGTGAATTTCTGGAAGTAATTGATACTGCGTATACGCATGTGATGCACGTTCACAGTGGTGAAACCCAGCACTATTCTACAACTAAAGCAGACAAAATCCACATGTTTGCTAGTGTTGCTCGCACTGCTGGTGAGAATGTTATCATCTTCACCACATACAATTCGCTTCATCGTGTTATGGAAGCGGATATTGAGGTCAATACCATTTACTTTGACGAAGCACATAACAGCGTAAAGAAGAATTTCTTCCCTGCTACTGAATTCTTTGCAGAGAACGCAGATCGTTGCTATTTCTATACAGCAACTCCCAAACATTCTCTCACTCCTAAGAAACCAGGAATGAATTGGAGTGTTTATGGTCAAGTTCTTGCCAACATTCCTGCACCTGAGTTGGTTGAAGGTGGTTACATTCTTCCCCCCAAAGTTGTAGTGAAGAAACTGCCTTTGGTGAAAGGTCGTAAGGTCATGTATGCTGAGGATGCTGACAATTTGCTGGAAACGATTGATGATAACAACATCGACAAAACTTTGATCTGTGCTCGCACTACAAAGCAGATTGTTGGTCTTTTGTCTCAGTCTGATTTTTGTGCTGAGTTGTATCAGCGTGGTTATTCTTGGATGACGATCACATCGAAGACTGGCGCAATCATCGACGGCAAGAAAGTTGATCGTGAAGAGTTTTTCAACACACTGAACACTTGGGGCAAAGACCCTGAGAAGAAGTTTGTTGTTATTCACCACTCGATTCTGTCTGAAGGTATCAACGTCAGCGGACTTGAGGCAGTTATCTTTATGCGTAACATGGACTACATTGGCATCAGTCAGTCTATCGGTCGTGTGATTCGTTTGGGTAGTTCTGAGAAGACTTTTGGTCTTGTTTGTATTCCTACCTACGACACAGTTGGTATCAGCACCGCTAAAAAAGTACAAGCAGTTGTAGATGTTGTGTTCAATCAAGGTCAACCTGCGATCAGTGAGATTCGTCGATGACAAAGTTACTCACCTCCAAAGTGTCCCAGTTATATGAACAACAAGGGACACACCCCCATGCAATTCCGCTTCTACCGCATCGAGATTGACAATGAGGACCTCACCACCAGCGTCTTGTATGCCAAGCGCAAGCGTTGTGCCACTGCCAAGGGCATGGACCGTCAGCATGAGCGCATGGTGAATCAGGTTGTAGAGGGTATCCGCGACGTGCGCGGATGGAAGCGCCTCAGCGTTGCGGTTATGTCACCTGACGAGGTGTCCACTGCGGGTCTCGCATGACCCGCTCCATGCCCTATAATATGAACAACAAGGAACGCACCACCATGTTTGTTACTGAAGACCTCAAATCTGCTGTTGCTGAGGCACAGGAGTTTGAGAAAAATGAGATTTACACTGAGTCTATGTGTCTCAAACCTACCAAAGGTGGTGTGGGTGTGAAGACTTTTGAGAAGGCAATGGAGGCAACTAAAGAATACATGACTGAAGAAGATATTGCTTTCTACAATGAATTCTTCACCAAGTATTCTTCTCCTAAATGTGTGCTTCCTAAAGGTCATACTGGTCCCTGTTCTTGTTCTTATGGCAAGTTCTTCGCTGATAAGTTTGCCAAGAAAATTAAAGACTGTGATACCACACCTGGCGATGATGATATTCTCTACAAGAATCGCGCACGTCGCATCTTTCCTCTGCAAGTAAACAAGAAGCAATATACAATCTTGAACGATCTGCATAAGTGGAAAGCATCTAATATCAAGATGAAAGCAGGTATTCCCACTGAATTTGGGGGCACTAATTTCACTATTGCCACTGCACATTTCGACTTCGCAGCTATCCTGATGCTGCAAAAAGGTATTGAGCATAAACTCCCTGAGGATATTGAATATAAATTGTTGGAACGTGCTCAGCAAATTGTAGAGGAGTTTGAGTCACAAGGTATTGACATTGTTGATGAGAATGGACAACTTATCTGCCCTGTGTTAGGATGTACTATTGAACCCGAATGGTACGAGACTGATGATAAGAACCCCAATCAGGTTCAGTTCGGTCACGTTGAACCAATTCGCTCTGATAAGTATATGACTCGTGGTGGTAATGTTGTACCTATCACCCGCAACGGTAACTTAGCGCAATCTGACAAATCTATCCAGCAAACTTATGCAGACCAAGAAGCAGCAGTTCAACGTCGTCAAGCACGGAGATTGTCTCGCTGAGTTACAGAAACTAGATGATAAATGTGCTGATCTGATTCTCATTGATCCTCCCTACAATATCGGGAAGGATGAATGGGATGACTTTGGAATCACCAAGAAAGGGTATCAACCAAAACCCTATTCTGGTGATTCTTACTATGATTGGATGGAAGAAGTTTTCATCCAGTTGAATCGTGTGATGAAAGATTCTGGATCATTCTGGTTCTTTCACAACGATTTTATGATGATGGCAGAACTAAATCGACGCATCACATCTGCCACTGA